ACAATCCAGTAACAACGGGAAGCCTTAGGACACCATGGGATTATACTAAAACCTAAACTCTTTATTATCAATATATTTAGGACAAGCAAGGACTGCTAAAGAACAGAAAAATGGTGCGCTCAGCGGGCACTAACACAAATTTAATGTTTTCTCGTCTTTTCTAATTTTATCTAATTTTTTCTTTATTATTATAGCCTTGTACTGCTCACCCTATCTCAATAGTTACATGTTTACTCATTATTCCTTATTATTGGTTTAAATTGGATTACGCCAAATTTACGCCAACACATATTAGAGATTAAAACATGGCTTCTTATAGACAAAGAGGCGATGCTTGGCGAGTTGAGCTTAGTGTAAATGGTACTCGGGAAAGTGCGACATTTGATACTAAGGCTCAGGCTCGCGCATGGGCATCTAAACGTGAAACTGAATTGCGAGAGTTATCACGCGGAAAGCTTCCTGATTATACATTAAAACACGCTATTGAAAGATATATGACCGAAGTCAGCCCAAAACGTAAAGGCTGTGACTTTGAGATAAAGCGTTTCCGAGCTTTCATGCGTGATTACCCTGCGCTATGCAGGAAGCAGATTGCTAAGATCACCACGGACGATATGGTGTATTGGCGTGATGATCGTCTTAAGCAAGTTCAGCCTGCAACTGTAAGGCGCGAAGGCAATCTCATATCTGCATTATTTACCGTTGCACGTAGGGAATGGAAGTGGCTGCATGAATCCCCTATGCATGATTTAAAAATGCCACCACCGCCCGCACATCGAGATCGTCGTGTTGAGGATGATGAAATTGAAAGATTGTGCCTTGCTGCGGATTGGAATGAAGCTCAACCAGTGAATTCAACACAGCAAATTGTGGTTAGTTTTTTATTGGCTATTGAAACTGCAATGCGTGCTGGTGAGATCCGAGGTTTGACTTGGAATAGAGTTAATTTGAAAGATCGTTATGTGACGCTCGAGGAAACGAAGAATGGTACTAAGCGCCAAGTTCCTTTATCCAAACGTGCCGTTGAACTTTTAAAGTTTTTACAGGGATTGGATGATAAGAAAGTCATCACTGTGAATAATGGTAGCTTTGATGCATTGTGGCGTAAATTGCGCGACCGCTGTGAAATTAATGATCTACACTTCCATGACTCAAGGCATGAGGCTTGCACTCGGTTAGCAAGAAAACTCGAGGTTTTGGATTTGGCTCGTATGATTGGTCACAAAGACTTACGCAGCCTTATGGTTTACTACAACGCGACCGCAAGCGAAATTGCGAATAGGTTGGATTAATGAAAGACTGGCTTTATTTCCACATTAAATTCCTGCTTAGCATCGCAGAACCTTTTCACGAGTATCCTGGCTGGTCGCTGGGTTTGAAGAATAATTATTTGGTTTTGAGTGGAGTACGGAGCTAATAATTAATGGTAATGTAAATATTTCTTAGCAATAGTAAGGTATGCTAATTTTTAAACTTCGTATAAAAAATTTAAGTGAGAATAGCTTTATGTACTTTATAAAAAAAGATGAAAAATGGCTAATTGAGTCAAAGAACTCCCTTCAACAAAAAGTTCTATCTTGGGGACAGGATTATTTAAAAGCAAAAATATTTGTAAATTTTGATGAAGCTAAAGAATTCTTAAATACTAAAGATGGTAGCTTTTGGAGTGGTGCAGAAATTTTTGGAGATCAAAAACAAAATTATCCACGTGGATATATTGGTAACAATATAATAATTGGGAATGGAGATAGTGGGATTACTGGTATACATGTTGAGGGTTACTTTGGGAACATGTGTATAGAAGGTAATAGAATGAGTGATATAGGTACAGGCATTAATGTGATTGATAGAGATCTAGATTCTGATCTTATTATCGAAGATAACGAAATGAGAGGTATTTCAAGAGCGGGGATTGTATTGAAAAATAATCCTTATAAACATTTTGGAATTCCATCTGAAATATCTAGCCATGATCTATACAATTTATTTTTAAAATTAGATTCAAGCGGAATAAATAATTATCAAGATATTGTAGAGGAAAGTACTCTTTCAAAAATTGACCAATGCACCTCTATTGTTGAAAGATTAATAAACTTTTCAAAAGAATATGGACCCATCCTTATTGCAACATATGGTCAATATTTGAATTCAGTAGCTTGATTTTAAAAGCCCTCACTTGAGGGCTTTCTTGTATGCATTTGCCAACTTTACATCGTAGTTATTTTTGGCGTAATTCTTGCCGTTATAACCCAATGCAAAAGCCTTCCAGTCCTTGTTTTTCATAGCATTAATCAGGTTATTTACTTTGATGTATCGGCACATAGCTTCAAGCTGTGAAGCCTCGTCTTTATACATAGCATTGATAAAAGCTTGTAATGATGGGTATCCAAGATTGAACCAGTGATAGCCCATCACTTGACCAATGCCCCATGAACAGGACTCAAGTGCAGAAAATCGGTCAAATTTTGCAGCATCAGCTAGCTTTTTATGTTGCACAGAATACAGGCCATAGTCGCCAGAAGTTTTACTGCATATATCTGGTCGCTTCACTTCCATTACTTCGGCAATGGATCGCTTTTTGTTAACGATCAAACGCTGTCGCATGATGTGACGTTCAAACAAAATGACTGGTGTACCATCATCATTGAAGCCTGAGCCTTTACACTCAACTTCAATCACAGCTTTCAATGCAGCAGATTCAATGCCTAACCCTTTGGCTTGGGCTTGGATTTGAGCATCGGTTAATTTCTTACTCATTACTCACCACCCTTACCATTACTAATGATTGAAATGAACGCTGCTTTAATTTCAGAGATAACTTCAGGTAATGGTTTGCCTTTCATGAGTGCTAATGACTGATAAAGAATACCGATAAGCAGCAAGCCAAAGACAGCGAACATCAACATGATGAAGCCTTGGAACATCGTAGTAGATGCACCATATCCGTAGTGCTCAATGAACGCTGAGCCGCCATATAAACTAACTGTGACACTACACACAAACTTTGTAATCACCCCGGCTGAAACTTGAATTTTTCCCGTTTTATCAATATCCCCACTAAGTACGAGAGCAAGAATTGCCCCGACTACGGCTGGAATAATTTTAATAAGCCACGGAATTGTGTTTTCTTGCATATCTACCCCACTTTTTTGACAATAAAAAACCCTGATCCAATTAAAGATCAGGGTTAATAGGGATTATCTGGGTAATTAGATGATCTCTGTAGGTGCATCACTTGTCTTTTGGTAGAATTTTCCAGACTTATAAACCAGCACGTTATTGCCAAATGTAGAATAAACACTACCCTTGTCAAAACTAACATAACGTTTAGCCCAACTCGGAATATTCGGATTGGTGTAGGTTATACCACCAGTACCAGTACCATCAGTGTCATAGTTAAATACCGACTCTTTATCAATGGCAGCATAGGCAAGCGTGCCATTCAGCACAATGTTTGTATTAAAGACTCGAATTGCATCAAACATTGAGACATTCAAGCTTTGATAACCACTCCATTGAATCTTCTCTAAGACAAGATTTTTTACCCTTTTATTCAGATATGTATCAAATATCAATCTCGCATTGCCACTCCAGTTGTTAGAGATAGAGGTGATACTAATTTTGCTTTTAACCTGCTTATCAGCAGTCACATACAAGAGGTTTAGATTTGACTGTGGAGATAAGAGGTTTACTTTATCAATATTAATACTATCGACATTGTTTAAATTTAACATCACGCCATATCTGATATTGCTGTCCCCATCAATGCTTATGTTTTTAACAAACTGATTTCCGTCACCATCAGCACTTCCATTAATAACAAATAATGAGTTAGCGTCAGCACTAAATAAAGCCGCCCCTTGCAAGTCAAATTTCACATTATCAGCATCTAAATTTCCAAGCTGTGCATCCACTCCACGCCATATATTATTCACAATCCCATGCTCTGGAACTGACAAACCTATGTTTAAATCCCTAACGACTAAATTACATTGTGACTTAACTCCACGCCCAAATGCTTGATCAATAGTTCCTGTTGCAACTATAGCTTTTGCTTTTTCTGTTGATTCCACACTTTTCTTTTCAAAGATTGAAATCCCGTCTGCGTCAACCGAGTTTGTGTACACACCCTGAATATCAAAATTATTTACAATCCCTTGCTCTGTAAAGTTATAAATACCAACACCTTGAGCACCTGTAGATCCAGATACACCATTTTGGTTATACACATTCTTTACAATAGGATTTACACACTTAATAATTTTTGAATCAACATCAATTCGATATCCAAAAGTACTTCTTGTATTCTTCGTATTTGAGAAGTTTTTAGCTATTCCAGCGCACTCGACTTCAATCAATTCTGCTGATCCAGTGCCTAGACTAATCGTCTCTATATACCCATTAACGACATTTTCACCATCATAGTTACCTGCTTTGATCTTTAATGTCTGAATAGGTTGCTCAATAACAATCTGAATTGGCGTATATGCAAAATTTGTCCCAATTATCGTCGATAATGACAGGTCAATAATTGAATTTTCAAACTCAACTTTAAAAATTGCAGTTTCGGTAAGGTAGTAATCATTTTCAGCTTTTTTATGGTTGTGTTTCGCTGCTGCAAAATTCTTAAAATATTGAGTATCATCAAACACGCTATCACCGACTGAACCAAACATTTCAGCAGTTACTTCTTGATAATCTAATCTTTCCCAACCATTAATGATGCAACCATAATCATTAATCTGTTCTTTAGACTGATTAAATACAAATATTCCACCACCTTTATTTAATCCGTTATGAAAAGATTTTACTGTAACTGTCCGACCATGCCATTTTGTTAAATATTGAAGATCATCTACTGATTCAACTGTAGTTACTGCGATTGCGCTAACCAAGCCACTATCAACAATATTATTTAGCAAGACCATAACCCAAGCCCGAATTGCTAAATCACCATTAACGCGATCCTGAATTTCTTGACCAAGTGCCAGCCAAATAGCTGCAACCTTGCTGTTTAATGCAGCCCAGAGCAAGGTTATCTGAACCCATATTTCCTGTAACTTCCACCAGATCCAGTCAAAGTCATCATTTACTGGTCCTGGTCGAAATGAGTTGTTATAAGACTGATAATCTGTTGTGCGTGACAGAGGTGTATTCCGCTGTATCGTGATAAGCACACCATTCGCTGGTGCAATGGTGAATACCACCGCACCACCAGTTAATGACCAGTTACCTACTGGCGGTTCAACGCCATCCAAGGTGACAATTAAATGATCTTTGTCCTTACATTCAAAACCTAAAACAAAGCTTGTGGTAACACCGTTTGCCGTAATCTCTTGATATGGCGTTTGCTCTTGAACTGCCATAGTCGCCCCCTAATATTCGAAATCTAAGGCGGCATCAATCACACCACCGTCTGTTCTCCAATTAGGCGATTCATTAACTTCATTTTGTCTGTGTATTTTGCCGACACGTTCAGGTGATCCTGTTATCGCACTTGCTAAAGAATCCAAATCATCATCGGGCTGATCTGTAATTGCAGGGTTAAACATGCGCATATTTTTATATTGTCTTGAGCTATTCTCACCTTCTTCTGGTGTATCAATCACGGATGTATGAACCCATAGCAGCCCAGACATTAAAGGTCCTTCAATTGCAGCAAGAATCCTTTTGTTTTTTGCACCAGTATTATTGATTTCTTTAACACCACAGCGGATTCGTCGAGCTTTTAATGCGCCTTTTAATGCTGGAGGTGCAAACTGACCAATACCATTGGTTTCAATACTGATACTTGGCACATTGAATTGTTCAATCAGATCGCAAAGCTGCCACACCTGACCACCAATAATATTTCCATGTGCATCATGAGTGGTTACTTCGCCAATGAGAGCAATCGATCTATGCCAATACTTAACACCAAAGTCGTCATGCAATACCAAAGCAGCAGAGGAAATATCCGACTTAGTTCGTCCAGATGATGGATCCCAATGCATAGTGATTCCCACGATCTGACGTTCACCTAGCATCATGATGTACTGACCATTGGCACGTCTTAGCGTTGGCTCACAGTCATAAGGAACCATTTTGTCAGGATCTAAACGCACATCACCAATAGGTTTGGCATGCATCTGATATTGTGAATCCCATTCATTCAACGTGCGGCATTCTCTGCGACGTTCTTCCATAACTTGCGGTGTGAATCGTTCAGGCCACAAGGCTTCACTGTAAACATCAATCAAATAGTGGCTTTCAGTGAAAATTATCTTGAATGCATTGCCTTGTTTAATCCACTTGTAATTAATCCCTTCTTTTAGAAGTTTGGCTTGCACTCCTATGCCACTGAAAATATAAACAGGATCAAAATCCACAAGGCATTCAGTAATGTTTTCGAAACGTTTCTCTTTTTCAAACATTTTTAGAATCATACATTTTGCACCCTGCTTTTGAATTTGCGTGTATAGAGAATCATGGGTGTGCGGCGTACCTACAAATAACTTGCTTCCACCCGGTATAAGAATGTGGGTTTGCTCGGAAAGCCGGTATCTCAGTTTCTCACGCGCTTCTGGCGTGCCAATATTGGCGGGCATTTCCACGTCATCGTTTTGGATTTCGTGCGCACGTGCACCTGTCACATTGGATAGAACACCACGTGCATGTAATGAGCCATGACGCACATCATCTGAGCCGTTCACCCACCATTTTTGTAATTCACCACGTGCTTTATGTACGCCTAATATTTGGCAAAGAGGATGCTTTTCTATGACTTGCTGTGTGCCACGACTACACTTTGCAGCATCGGTATCGGTTGCCCCTTGATGCAGAATCATGTGCTGACTGTCTTGGAATAATCGCCAAGAGTTATAAATATCCAAGATCGTAGACTTGCCATGTCCGCGTGGCATCATCAATAGACCAAGCGTGCCGTAATCTTCCAAGAAATCACAGACATCTAAATGGAAATCAGGCACTACCCAATTTAGCGTTTCCGCATAAACAAGATAGAACGCAGCAAAGCTGACTTTCATAATTAGCTCGGACGTTCAGGTCGTGATTTGCGTCCTTCTAGTTTTTTAGCCACCGACTCCAATATCTGCGCGGCTTGTTGTTCAGGTGTGATGCTTCGACCATCAGTACTTCCTACGGTCTGCTCATCATTCAAAACACGCTTAATTTTCTCCATACATGACAGAGCCTCTTTCGCGCCTTTGTAAAGCCACACCTTATCGCCACGCCCTTTCTTATCAAATAGGTCTTGACCATAGGCTTCCGTCATTAAATCCACAGTATCTTCGGCTGACATTTCCAAGCAGAGTTTTAACTTTTCACGTGTTTCAGGTTTTAAGTGACCTTGCTTCTTTTCTTCTGGCATAAAAAATCCCCCATACATAATTCATATATAAGGGGGATCAGGTTTGGATTTGTTGGGTAAGTGGGTTACTGCACTAATCTCTCAAAATCAGGAGCTTGAATATCACCAATATCATCCCCCCAAAAGCGTGTGCGGTCTTGCTGTCGTTCTGCTTTACGCAATAGTTTTTCACGATAACCAGGTGCAACAAAATCTTGTATTTCATCAAATACCATTCGGTTTGCTGCTGCTTTGGTGTACCACAAGTTTTGCGCAGGGATTTTGCCTTTTAATAATTTAAAGGCTTCATTGGCTGCATTGGTGTCTTTACCTTCATAGTACTGCGTGAGATTGCCGACAGTTAAACCAAGCGCAGCTTTTGCATCTGATCCAAATGGACCAACCATAAAGTCCGATGTGCTTCGCCCACTGGTATCAGTACCCGCCACAAGAATGTCACCCATAATAGACAATCCACCACCTTGCACGGCTGATCGAGTAAAGAAGTTCATTGTCTTTTGTGGATCTTCACTATCCCACATCGTCTGCGGATCGTTGCCATTAGCAAGCTCTTTTAGCTGCACCACCAATGCACCAAGCAATGTCGTCATTGCAAAGATTGAAGCACCGTATGCTGCTTTTGATGATCCTTTTTCAAACGACATTGCACGGCTACCATGACGCATGATGAATGCCGCAGGGAAAGACTTAAACTGAAGCATGGATTTAAATATTTCGCCTGTCACTGTGCCTTTTTTCTGCCCTGCACTCATGAATGTTCTTTCACGCAATCCAGCTTCTACAACTGCCATGCCTTGTTCATCTAATAAGTGAGCCTGAAAACTTGATGCAATCTCGTCACGAATACGCTGTGCTAAAGCGGCTTTTTCACCATCAATGCTGCCAGCCAAACGATTCATAACATGCTCACGTTTAGCTTGTCTTTCAGCTACTTTGGTTTGATAGTCTACAAATTCCGCATCCAAAGCATTCACACGCTTATCAAGCTCTTTAAATTTTTGATTAATGGCCTTATTTGACCCGCTGTCTGCTTTACGCATTTTTGCACGTAGTTCAGTAACCCTTCTTTCTGCATTACCTAATCGATACCCAAGATCCTCACCGCTCTTGTAATTTCTACGAGCATTGCGCGAAACTGAAGATTCAATTTTTTGATCCGTCTTTCCTTTAATTCTTGTTTGTTCAGTAGCTTTACGAATTTCAAAATCAGTTTGAAGCTGCTCTTGTTTTAAGCCAATGATCTCCTTTAATTCATTTAAAGCATCTACTTCCCTTTGAATATTTACGTCACGACGTGTGGCGTATCGGTTCAGGCGTTCTGATAACTTACCTTCATATTCAGCAAGCTTTTCTTTGGAAAGCTTAGTTTTGTTATTCAACAGGTCATTAAAATCATTAAACTTGCCCTGAATCTCTTTCTCAAAAGTCTTAACCTTAGTATTTAATTTCGCTGTTTTTGTAGCAACTTTATTGTCCAAACTCTCGAGTGTTTTTCCTAGTTTTTTAGCCTTATCTGTTAGGTTATCAATGGTCTTACCTTGAGTAATTCCATCAATAAAGCCTTTAAGGTCATCTTGATTTGCTATCGTACGAAGATAGGCATTCATATCTGATTGTGCTGCCACAGCTTCTTTTTGCGCACCAATCAAATCAATACGGTCTTGTAATTCCTGCTTTTCAATTTGTGCTTGAGCATCTTTGCGATTCGCATAATCTAAGAGCCGTTGTGATAGTTGTCGCTTGATGTCATCAACTCTCTGCATGCGGTTGGATATGCGCTGATCATCAACTGCATTACGGTCATTCAGTTCGTTTATCTGCGAGTTAATTTCTCCCACAACTCGCTTAACATCACCATCCATTGCGGCCAATAACTTGTCATCAGGAATTTGATAGATAGATCGTGCCGACATCAGTTGATTACCTTTACGGTCAACGACTGGATCTGCTAAACGCATAACTTCCCATGCACGTTCACTGAGTCCAGTTTTTTGCATGAGCTCACGATCTAATTCATCCAATTCAGACCACGCTTTAGATCGGCTTAAACGTCCGTACTTCTCCATGAGCATTTTAGTGAAGCCCACTTTTGAAGCTGCTGTAAGTGCGTTTAGACCTGATACACGCATAACCTGTGAAGCTATGCCACTGGACACACGTGCCAGTTTTTGAGATTTACCGCTCACTGATGTTAGACCATCATCCGACCAGCGAGCGATTGAACCGAGCATTTCCTCAGTGGCTAAACCTAAGCTATGTGCAAGCTCTCGATCTTCTTTATTTTTCGGGTTTAATTGGCTGATCAACTCGCCAAAGGTTTTACGATAAGCGATATTGTGGATCGATGCAGTTTTAGCAATCATGGCTTGATCCGTGATCGATGACAGTGTGGTACCACCCAGCATTGAAGCCACGTTCATAGAACGATATGCCAAGCCCAAATTTGCTAGTACTTCTCGCTGTGGTGTGTTTTGCCCCATAAACTCGGAAAACATCACCTTTGCACGCTCTAATGTATGATTGTTATCAGTGGTAAGTAGCTTCCTTTCTCTATCCTTTTTATCCGCGGCTTGCATTAAAATTTCCATCGCCTTAGTCGGATTGCTCCCTAAGTTTTCTACTAAGGCAATATCTTTTGAAAGGCCATTAATGTGAGCTTCTACAAGATCAACAAAAGGCATGCCACCGAAATCAGCCTGATATTCCAGCCATGCATTTGCATCTTTGAAATGGAGCACACGGCTTTCGCTATGCCGTGATGTAACTTTGGAATTACCACCAAAAGACTGGCGTCCTATTTCTGTTTTGTTTGTACCCTTTAAACTTAATGTATTGTATGAATATTCAAGCAATTCCTTAATCTCTTGCTGTGAATAATATGATCCATCTTCATGCACATACTTCGATGTATCAATAAGCTGTTCAGCTTTCTGCACCCACGCTTCTTTCCCTGCTTTTACGATCTTGGCAAGGTCATGGGTTTGTGGTAATCCCCAATCATCCAACTTACCAATGTCACCGCCTGAACGGTTGAATCGCTGACGCATACCTTCAAATACTTCGCCCATTTTATCGCTGATTTTCTTGGCTGTGGCATCACCAGTGTTTTCACCAAAACGCTCACGTACAATATTTGTGACCATTTCCTTGTCGGTGAATACGCCTAAGCCGCCCTTAATGTTGGTATAGAAGTCCACTAGGTCACCACGATAAATCGATGCTATGGCAAGCGCTTTGGAATTGATTGATTGAACGCCTGACATATCGCCATGTGCTGCAATCATGCGGTCTACAACTTCACTGGCGGGTAATGTCGGATGATCCAATTGTGCAAGGTTTTTACTTTGAGTCAGGATGTCACGTGCTGCTATGGCATGCTTACGCTTGAGCTGTTCCTGAATGTCCTGTGCTACAAATTCACCCGCCTTGGTAAGCTTTTCAGCATCAGATAAATTACGCCATGCCTGAATATCTTTGCGTGCTATCGCCTTTTTAGCGTCAATTACACGTTGATCAATATTCGCAGCCTCTTGAGCTGTTAATGATGCTTTACCGAGTGCTTTTGCCACGGCTGCTTTGCATTGGTCTTTCATGAAAAAATGCTCAGATAATTTTGATCATCTGAGCATTGATTGAGGATCGGTTTGTTGGGTAAGTTATTTAGCGATATAGCTAACATTGAATAGGGATTTATAATTTTTTCGCTATATGACTAACTTTATTCTCCAAACTGTAAAGCACAACTAATTGCCGTCTGTGCCGCTAAAGTATCTTGCTGTGCCTGTCGTGCTTCAGCTTCCAATTCATCCAGACGTTCACGCAAGGTCATCGTAATTTCTTCAGGATTACCATCAGGATCATAACGAGTCACACTGATCTTTTGATCAGGGTTTTGCATAATGATGTCGAGTGCTGCTGATTCTTCTGGACCATTACCAAACAATGAGCCTTGTCGCGGATCTCCCATGCCATCAATACGATCAATTTCAGATTGAATATTGTCTGAAATGGCTTTGGCACTGCGCTTGTTGGTATCAAATACATTCAGGAATTGCTTTGCACCATCACTCAAACCATCATCGATGAGCTGACCTTGATTTAAATAATCAGGCACAGTTTGACCATTTGCTTTCAAATCACTGAGCTTTTGCGCTGCCTGTGATAAATCCTTGGCTAATGTGTTGCTATGTCGTCCACCCTGCTTCACCAGTGCATCCAATTGCGCAAGCTGTGGAGCTGCACGAAGCAAGGCATTTAAAACACTCTTACTATCATCATCAATGTTTTCAGCCAGTCTTGTAACAAGACCAGAATCACCATAAGCACTTTGCATGATGGCTGATTCAATACGACGCTTACCATCCTGAGACAAGCGACCATCTGTAGTGATAGCAGTTGCCTGTTCAGACTTTGGTAATTGATTCACAAAGCCGCGAACATAGTCCATCGAGCTATCTAAGTTGATAGAGCCGTCATTATTGATCTTAAGCAGCGATGCATCTGGTAAGCGGTCAATATCACTCACAGCACGTTCTGATGCACTGTACTGCGCCACATCTGCAACGTTCGCCAGCTTTGTGAATTGCACACGGTCAGTATCAGTCAAACGTGTACGGACTAAAACAGGACGATCTATGCCTGATAAATCAATGCCACGTTCAGCCGCATACTGTTCCAAGAATGCTTTGTAGTCTTCCGCTTTGCCCTGCTCATAGGCACGTGCAATTGCCAGTGTACGACCATTGCCCGATTCAACAACATTGTCCATGCCGATGATGGGAGCACCATCAGAAAGCTTATGAGACTCACCCAGCCATACAGGATTCAAGTCCTTCGCCATGTCCTCGATCTGTTGGCGTGATGCTTCACGTGTACGGTCACGTGGTTGTAGTTCAGATGGGTAAAGCGGGTTCACACCGTAGGCAGTATCATTTGATGCAATCAGTTCGCCAAGTGATTTCACCTCATAAGCAAAATCATAGCTTGAGCCATCCATACCAATAGCTGAACTGGTGCCATTGCCACCATAGCGAGAACTTAAACTGTTCCACTTATTGCGCCATTTATCGATTGCTTGACCTACAGTTAAACCATCCATGCCGTTGTTCTTTACAATAGCATTTGCATTTTTTGAATCGTATTTGCGCACAACATCAATCAGTTTAGCGTTAGGATCGGCTTTCAATACTGCCACTGCACCACTTGGACCAAGCAAATGTCCTAAATATTGCTCATGTGCTACTGGTGGTCGCCCAATTTTACTAGTGATGTAGCTGTTCGCATTCTTGATATGCTTTAAGCCTTGCTTAATTTGTTCATCAACATTGTTACGATCACCACCACCTTGACCTTTCCATGTCTTATTGACGATTTGAAATAGACCATGAGCAGAAGTATTTGGATTCTGCGCTGTATGACTGAATGTACCCCCTGTTTCAATGTGGCTAATGGTAAGTGCCACCGATGGGTTAATGCCTTCCTGTTGCGCTTTACGTGCAATATTCTTGGCATTGCTTGGCAAATCCATAGACTCATAATTAATGGGCTTCTGTTTATCTTCACCCTTAACCGCATGCTGTACGTTGACTGGTCGCCCCATACGCAAGTTGTCTTGCGCCTCACCCATGTTCTTTAAGTGATTGTTGGCTTGCACTGGATTGGATGGTTTGACTGGTGCAGCGGCATCATCAAATTCAGCCTCATTTAAAACCAATGCAGATTGCACCTGAGTTGTTTTGGTTTCGAGCTGCTCAGGGGTTACATCTATCGCATCAGATGGAGTTTTATTGGTTAGTCCTGCTTTACGTTCCGCTTTACGCTCCATATAAAGACCTGTGCCACGTGCTGCACCAAACATTAGAGTGTTCAGAAGCAAATCTGTACTAACACTTTCACCTGTGATTTTGTATTTTTCAGCTTGTTTGTTATAGCCTTCTGACTTGAGCACTTCACCGCTGGCATATTGGCCCGCAGTAGATAAACCAGTTGCACCACCAATCGACAAGGCTGCATCAGCAGCTACACCGCCAGTACCTTTTAAACCGTAACTCAGTGGCAGTACTGTAGATGCTGCCGCCACACCACCATCGATTAAAGCTGCTTTGGTTGCTGTGTCTTCGTCCACGCCCTTTTGAATTAGATCCTCGCGGTTGTAATTGGTTTCAGTTACACCAGTGACAGCCGCCGCACCTATTGGACCACCAAGCACACCACCAGTTACCGCGCGAGTGGCATAGTCAGAAAGGCTGAATAGCACATTGCCAGCCATACCTGTGTTCTTGCTGTCTTGTAGATCCTCGACCTTCATCACCAATGCATCACGACGATCTTTGTTTAGTTCATCATGATATTGAGTGAATGACTTTTCACGTGCATCTAGTGCCCCATCTAAGCCACCGTTTTGCACATCATCAATGGAGTACTGCACATGATCTGCGACACGCTCAAAAGGCTTTTTAATCGTGTCATAAGTCTTAATGGCACCAGCAGCCACACCACGTGGCACAGCAGTAGCCACACCATCAAATAGCCCTACCTCTTTAGGCTGCTTTGGTGCTTTGCCTAAACCAGCGGCATTCATCTGATCAATGGATTGCTGTTGGTCGTCATCAATTTCACTTAACCAGTTTGCCATTATTTTGTCGCTCCATTAATCACGATACGCCAAGTGACACCGTCAATTACCAACGGATTGCCACGCTCATTCAGTAAGTCATATTGAATCGATCCATTTTTATTTTTGACTGGTGACTGACGTAGACGGAAGGTTTTAAGCTCTGATTCGCTCATGCCTGTATGTTTGGACAGTGATGTATATCCAGCATCAATGCGACTTTCAAAAGTATCGTCGGTCATGCCGTATGGCTTAGATACCTTCCAGCTACTCCGATCACCACCCATGTAATTCTTAAATGTTCCTGACTGCTGATACACGCCACCAGTCGCAGATGCCAAAGCAAATTTAAGAACTTCTTCTTTTGGCGATTCATCAGCGGTTGCGTGTGTAAGGCCGCGTGCGTCCATGGTGTCAGCGTAGACCGCACGAAATACGCTGTAGGCATTATTGGCGCTGGTACCTGAAACAGTATTGCCTACATAGTCATTAAACTTAGCTTTCAAAACATCATCTTTTGGCATCATAAGCTGCTTGTTTTTCAACAACTGCGTGCCGTTCACAATGGATGTGGCAAGTTCACGATTTTCAGTACTGCGAAAGTTATTCATTTTCGCAATACCTGCAGCAATGTAATTTTGATCACCTGAGCCTAATTGCCCTAAGACTGCACCCCAAATTCTCGTACCATTCGGAACACCTTTAGTTTTATCGATCAGCTCACCAATGAAGCTCAATTTGTCATTCACGCTCTTGGCTTCAAAGGCTTTCTTGGCTTCGGGCAAATCTTCGGATGAAATGGGCTTAACGGTGATATTGGCATCCTTCATCGCAAGCTGACTCACACCGTTATCAATAGCTCCATCAATCCAATTGCTGGTATTGGTATTGATTGAAGTACCACCCAAGCTATGCACTTCTACCCCTGCTTCACGTACCAACTGATTCGGGTTGTTCTTGGCGGTATCCACCTTGTTTTTGTAGATATCCTCATACACACCTAAAATCTTTTCTTCATCGGCAGCACTGGAAGAAGGCGTATTTTTCATTTTCGCTTTCTGCTCATTGATCAGCTTTTGCTGTTCAGATGTAGATTTATTGGCAAAGTTTTGAAAATTCACAGACTGCTTTTGCAGAAATTTAAACTCAGCTTCACTTTCAGTACCAGCAACCAATTGAGCCACGTTAGATTCATAATCCGAATCTTGAGCACGACCAGTAAGTACGTTGGCTTTGTATTCATTCAGCGTCTTGCTTGCTTCTGAATTGCGCTTGTTGGCTTGAACCTGTGCCTGTGTATCGAGTGCATCAATGCGGCTTAGAGCCTGATTGCGCTTTTGCTGCAAAGTTTGTGCATCGGTATACCCAAAGCCGCCATCGTCCATGCGCTTGATAAGTTGGCGCAATGACTCAGTATCTTTATTTTCAATAGCAGTCGAAATCACACCGTCAATTTCTGATAGATCTTGCCCTGATTCATATTTGTAGAGTCGAGCCTGTTTATCCGATTCAGATAGATTCAAGCTGCTCAGGTTGGTTTCAAGATATTCACGCCCTTGCTGACGATCGTAGCGTGAAGCAATGTCACCGTAACGGTCAGCGAGTACTACACCTTTCTGCGCATCAGCACGTAGCTGCAAAGGCAATAAACCCACTGTTTCACGTTGCTGGCTATCATCCCAATAGCGTTTTAGCTTCTCACGTGAATGCATCGGCATATCATTTTCAAGCTGCTGATAGCGACTATCTGACCATGCTTTTAAGTTGGCTGCTCCCTGATCTGCGCTATATCGACCCTGTGAGACTTCATTTTTAACCAACGTGGATTGTTCAGCCATTTCGGTTGTGAGCACATCATCTAATTTTACTTTGGCTTCTTCGGTTGCAAGATTGTCGTGATAAAGCGCAATAGATTTTTGCTGTGCTTCTTCTTCACGCTGCTTTGCGTCACGCGCCTCAAGCGCTCCACCAATCGCATTACCCAAATCAGATAATCCAGTCATCGGTGTGAATTGCTGTAAGGTTGGCTTAGACGTATCTGTACCTTGTGAACGAGGAATAATCATTATTTCCACCCCGCTATTTTCATACCAGCGCTTACAAAGCTGCTTGCCGCATTCATCCCGTAGTTATTACGCTGCATCTTGGCTTGCTGGCGAATTTGCTGTGCTTGATTCTCAGCATCTGCAATGCCTAGAGAAGCGTTATAAGCTGCGTCACTAATATGTTCATCTTGAAGCATTGCAGCAGCCCCTTGATCTACATCAAGTCCATTTTCCGCTGCTGCAGCACGTGCAGATGATGCATTGGCTTTACCTTGCCGTTTAGTTTTATCTGCCTGTGCACGTGCTACAGACTGAACAGTTTTAGCATTTCCTTTGGCTGTTGCATCTGCCATTTGCGCATTGGCAACATTTTCAATGCCGCTAAAAATATCTCCGATTGGATTACCTCCACACATGCTTAAACCTCCATTTCCAGCGTATAGCCCGCAAGACCAAAGCCTAGTGACTCATATAAGCTCACGGTACGTTCAGCCTTAATACCCGTCATGGTGCCGATCTGAATGCGGTCTGCATTGTGTGCCTTCGCCCAATCGATAAAGGTATTCACAAGGTCTGCCCCTGCACCTGTGCTCCGATATTCAGGCACCACATAAACACCTTGCTCAAAGGCGATCCGATGGCCTGTACGCCAATCCACATTAATCAGCGCAATCAAGCTGCCCACTGGATTGTCATAGTCATCACAGACCATAAAGATTGAATTGCTTTGCTCAATGACATGAGCGAAAAAAGCCTTAGCACGCTTTATGCTAAAGCCTTGTTTTTGGAAAATTGGGGATTCTTGGGTGAGACGCTTGCCGAAATCAACAAGCGTTCCTAAATCGTCAAGTGTTGCTGTTCTTACAAGCATCTTTATCTCTCATTGATGGATACCAACATAGAGATACTTTGGACGTGAAAAGGTAGCGGTTTGTTGTGTGTTATTTTTAATTCCAGTTCATGTAAAGCAAACCAACCGCTTTGGCTGACTTCAACATAACCGGTATAAGCTAAGTTTTGGAATGCTTCCTGATCATTCTTTTTGTGCTGCAGCTCATACTCATTGGCATAGCCACCAATAGACTTATTTAGCCACAAGATCATTTCATGCACTTGTATCCGATGAAACATAGCTGTCGTCGGTACTTGGCTAAAATCAGGCGGCAGAAGATCCACTTCAAAATTAAACGGCTGACCGTAATAGAATGCGGTCACTGAAGAATCAGGTTTTGTTTCTGAGTAAAAATATCCATCACTATCAGACCAGTTATAAACCGGGCTAGATAGCTTCTGCATATTCGAATCAATGGCTGTGGCTTGTGTCATGCTAAATTCACAGTCACTCAATGCAGTTTCAATCAACTCCTCCAAGAATAATGAGCCATTTCGATTTGCCAGAATGTAGCACTGATCCGAGCCGTCCGTGGTTGGCAATGAACACATTGAAAGTACGGTACCGCCAAAATCATGCAATGCCCATGCATTCATATCCTGATCACGGTTGAGTGTAATACTTGCCACCTTGCCATCATTCAACACCATCCAAACTAAACTATAAGGCGTTTGCTGGTAGGTAATTTCCTTAATGCCGTTATGCTCATTCGGCATGTGTGGTGCAATCGCTGAAAGCTCTGGCGATGTGAGCCCGTCGGCTTCAAAGCTATATGACATTGCACGTAAACGCTCACCACCACGTTGCACGAATAGCAATTGATTACCGACCAAACACGGACGCACATCTTTTTGAACGCCATAGCTGGTGTGCTGATCTATTTGTGCTGATGCTGGCGTTAAAGCGCCAGTAGATGTGATCAGGAACTCTGACCCACCAGTGAGTGCTACAACACCGCCACGTTGTGCCATGTGCAAAATGTTATCTGACTGTGCCGACGATGATGCAATACTGAATGCGTCTGCATCCTCTGTCGCTTCAAGGTAATCACCATCATTACCAATCGAGCTAAACCACATTTGATTCGGGCTTGTCTTGGTGTTTGCAAAGACTAATCGTTGCTTAAAAAATACGACTGTTCTCGGGTGGCCTGTTGTTGCCGTAAACGCTAAAGAATTTAAGGTCCATGACTTTGCAATGGCTTCAATATCAGCATTCAGTTTTACAAGCACATCACCTTTGGCCACGGTTGGGGAAGTAATTTCTGTGATTTTGACCTGACCACCATTGATAGAAACAATTGCTCCGATATGCTCTGAAGTAAACACGGATGCATCACCACTGGTCACAGATTCCCAATTTCCATTGGTTCCTGATGGCTCTGAGTTCTTGTTGTCTGATAAGGCTCTCCATGTTTGAGAGCTTTGAATGACTCGATCACCAATCAAGTACTGTTCCGTGGATTTCCATGTCGGGAAGGCCGAAGCCGTTAGACTGATATTTTTACCAACGTCTGTGCCTGAAGGTTTTAACGTGACGTTGGGTGATGTACCTACTTCATCGGTAGGCTGAACTGAAAACACAAACGGTGCAAACTGCCATGTATCAAAGGTTTCACTGGTGATAAAGCGATGTACTGGTGTATCACCCTGCACGAAATACATGCGGTATCGCGTATGTGCAAACTGTACTTCTCGCACCTTTTGAGCTGTGTTGTAAGGTGTCGCTGTTTCCCATACCACGCTTTGAGTTCTTGGGTTAAAAACCTTCATGGTGCTGATACCTAAAATCAGCATGTAGGTATTTTCAGAACTTGGAATGAATGGAATTAAGCGCAATGCACCAGTGAACAATCCACGAAAGCGCGTACCCGGTCTTTTCTTTGCTCCACCTTCGACCAAAGGAATTGCATTAAGCAGCTTCTTAGATCCATTGGCATACTGCTGAATATCGGTGCGCGTATAAAGCAACGGTGATAATTCACCACTGCTCAGATTGTTTTTGAGTACCCACTGTTTCATTAGTAGCGACTCCCGATATAGCGTGACTCTGCATAAATCATGTCGTCCGATGGTCGCTCTTGGGCATTGATAGCACGTGCGCGTTTGATGAGTTGATCAAATTCAGCAAGTGCCGTTTGCTTTGCCGCATCACTGCCTGTATTTGGTTTGCATAGCTTGGCAGTCATCTTAAGCGTCATCGCTTCAACCAGTAATGAATCCCATGTTTCTTCATTGTCGTTATCAAAAACGTACTCAAGATTGATTTGCTCAGCATTTGCGAGAATGTGGCGATTCTCTACTTCATAGCACTCTGTATTTGGGCTGATAATGCGCAGGAAATCACGTGGCAATGGGAATGCATGAGAATAGCCAAAGGCTGAATAAGTGCTGACTGGTGCGAGTACAGTGCGTTTCTTGGCGCAAGACCAAGTATGGTCCCGTAATAATGCACGTCGAGTCGGGTCATAGAGATTGCGGCAGCGTTCAGCAATAGCCGTGTTTTCATCAAAACTGGTAATCCCTTTATCACCAATAGCTGACAGTGCAGCATTGCAGATAGATACTCTTGTTGTAGTCATAAAAAAGCCCTCAAGTTTTGATTAGCTTGAGGGCTTTAAAGATTGGATTTGTTGGGTGTTAGAATTCTTTATTAATGATTTCAAGTGTAAAAATAGGATTTTCGTATAAAGCCCCTTCCTCATCACAATTTAAAAATAGATCAAACTCCGGATCCACTAGTGATCCATCCTCGGTAAACCATTTGCCACTTTCCTGAACTCGACGCACCTGCCCATCTAAACCTGTACTATCCACCCAACGTGAATCTCGAAAATACAATTCAAATAGTTCGGCTTTTCCAGTTTCTTTACATGTTCGTTTTACAGTAGCTTTTTTCATCATAATGATCAGTTGTTAAAAATATAGAATTATCATTATACGGATAAAAAAGACCTAACACTTTGAGCGGAGGTGTTAGGTCAAAGCTGCTGTTAACGAAGGAAGTCGATTTGCACGACTTTTTGCTCTAATGCACGTGCTGCACCATAAGATGCAATACCACCAATTTGTTTGACATTCGATTTATCTGGGCGTACTGCAATATCAAAGTTGCTAATCATGTTACGACCAAAGTGTGCACAACCTTGGGCTGTTGCAAATGTGCGCCCTTCTGCTGCACCGCCTGCACCATCTGGCAATTCTTCATAAGGCAACCAAATAAAACCACCCCATTTTTTTGCCACTTCACCATCCTGAATATTTTGGATAGTGTCACGATCCCATTTGGTCAGCTCATCATCTGTGAGAATCTGTTCCAGAATTTCAGAGTTATAAATCATGTAAAGTGGAAGACGATCCATTTTATTTTTACGGAACAAAGCACGCGCCTTCACGATTTTTGCTTTATTCATTGGCGTTGCTGAAGTTGCAATAGTTTGACCAATAGGTAAAGGGGTTGCAGTGTAATCTTCACCATCTAAAATTTTGCGTTGCACCGAAGCACCTAAAGCTTTGATGATTGTACTATCACGCTCTTCATACTCAGCAGATAAACAGGCTTGCATATATTCGGATGTAGGATTAGCAGATAATTTCGCTTCATCACGTGGATCTACAGGCACAAATAACCCATAGTCCTTCATGATTGCTAAACGGGTACCAGCCTCAGGCACAGACCACTTGGTATCTTGGAAACGGCTCGTCATTTCCTCCATTTTCACATCACCTAGATCGTTGACAGTGAAAGATGATCCACCAATTGCACCACGATCTTTACACATCACTTGCAATACTGATGCAGTAGTACGTGCTTTTGTTTCAAATGCTGTATGGAACTCACGCTTAAATGCAGCGGTGATCATCCCATTATTTGTTGCGAAGTCTTGAGACATCTCTTGTTACCCCTCGTTATTCTGGGAAATTCTTTTGAAAATATTCGCTTACACGCGCTGCAACTGACTTATGATCAGGGTGACTAGCATTGCTGTATGCTTCCGATAACATCAATTGTTCAATAGACTCGCCACCGCTTTGCTGTGTGTTATTAGCGGGTAAATCTTCCTGAATATGCTTACCA